AACGAATTACACAAAAGAAGGTCTAAAAGACGTAGCGTTACTTTAGTGAGAAAACTACCATGAATTATGTTGAAAAAATAGAAGATTTATTTTTCAATATAACAGAATTACAGCAAGAATATCAAGAACACATTCAAACCAAAAAATTTGATGATGAATACAATGAAAATTCAGTATTGTTTCATTCAAAGTTTGTTGTTTACAATAATGGCTGGAACCATGAAGTTTTAAATCCAATGTCATATACTAAATCTGTAATAGAACAGATTCAATCTAAGTATAAAATTAACAACATAGTGTATAGAATACTCCCATCTAATAGTGCATATTATTGGCACACAGATAGTTATAGAGTTAATATACACATTCCATTAATTACTAATGAAGGATCTTGGATGGTCTTTACAAATAAAGCGTACCATATGGCAAACGATGGCAGTGCTTTTTTTGTAAGAAATGGTGTTCATCACACTTTTGTAAACTCAGGACATCAGCCTAGATGCCACTTGATATTTGCATCCTAATGTCATTAGACAATAGATTCATATGAACAACTACTAAATGTGCGTAGGCTATTGCGTGTGACTTTTTGAAAGTGTATCCAGTATTATCTTTGTCCCAAACTGTCTTAGCAACTTCTTTCCAAGTCTTACCAACTAAGTGTTTTTTGCCCGGGCGTATCACAGCCAAAAACATTGCTAGTCTAGGAATGCTATCTATTGGTTCTGGCATACTCTTTAAAGTATGGTATTGATTTCCTAGATGAATAAGTTTTTCAACAAAATCAGGATTATTTAAGTTATCCCATTTTGGTTCTTTCATTAATTCAATTAAATGCTGTTCACTATTAACCTGATTGTAAACATGAACATTTAGAAAATCTAATTTTAGATATCCACGCTTCTCTGCTTCTGCATAATCTAACGTAGCCATGTCATTCACTGGATCGTAGGGAATGTCAGTAACATGAATGCCTGTAGCATGCTTTCGTATTGGTGCTACATTACGCATGGCTGCAGGGATATGATTTATCCTAGACAGAATTTTTTCTCTGTCGCCGAAGTCAATGTCAATATCACTATTAAATTTCATTTTTTAACTAACTCAGGACTATGTTGAGGTATACTAACTTCTTGGTCGTTCAATTCACGCTTTTGCTTCTCTAACTCATAAACACGGTTACGTAATTCAGTAGAACTATATTCATGTTCACGCTTATGATAATGTAACTCAATACCATTCTGAATGCAATACTGTTTACCCGTAAAGTCACGATTTAGATATTCTTCGCTTAAGAAACGGATATCAATTTTTTGTGTCATCAACAATTGCAATAGGTCATATTCAGTAGAGTATACTAATATCTCATCTACATACTTACATGCTTGCAATTGTACATAGCGTTCATAGATAGATTGTGTGGGTTTGTTCTTGATGCCCGGTCTATCAACAGTTGGATCAACTTGTAGTGCTACGATTAGGTAATCACACAATTGCTTTTCCATTTTGAGCATAGTGACATGCCCAGCATGAAACAAATCAAAACTACTACAATTAAATCCTATTTTCATATTTTGTAATCCATTCAATAGTTTTATCAAGACCTAAAGATACATTGATTAGAGGTCTCCAATTTAATTCTTTTTTTACTTTAGAAATATCAGTTGCATAACGAACATCATGCCCGGGTCTGTCGGCAACAAACTCAATCAAATTAGTATCGGCGTTCATTTTTGTTAGTATGTTTCTAACTAATTCTATGTTTTTAATCTCACTATCCCCACCAATACAGTATCTATTGCCTATAACTCCACTCATAAGAATTTTTTCTATGGCAATACATGTATCTTCAACATAAATCCAATCACGAATTTGTTCACCTTGTCCATAAACAGGGATTTTTTCTTTCTTAAGTATTCTACTTATAGTTAATGGAATAAGTTTCTCGGGATGCTGAAATGGTCCATAATTATTTGAACTATTGATAATTACATAGGGTAGATTATGTGTGTTACCATAAGATACTACAAAATGTTCTGCTGCTGCTTTACTAGCAGAATACGGATTGCGTGGGCAAATATTTGAATGTTCGTTGAACTTGCCTGGATAAGGTACTTCACCGAATACTTCATCTGTTGAAATATGTACAAATTTTTCTATTTTATGTTTTACAGATTGATCTAATAAATTGACTGTCCCCACAACGTTAGATTGAATAAAAGGAGAACTGTCCTTTATAGAGTTGTCAACGTGGCTCTCTGCTGCAAAATGTACGATATGTGATATTTTATATTTTGAAAATAATAGTTCAACATCTGTTTTATTTGCAATATCAATAACTTCATAGTGTACGCCCATAGCATCAAGTTCATCCTGATTACTTGCGTACCCCATTTTATCAACAATTAGTATGTCTGTGACGCCATGATTACGCATATGTTTTACAAAATTAATGCCTATAAATCCTGCACCACCTGTAATTAATAGTTTATTCATTTTTATTTTCCGACAAATATTCTGCTGCTCTCTTGCAACGTTCAGGGTCATCACCTAAATTACCCAATCCTAGATTGCATTTATGACACAAATATCCTCTAAACTTTTCAGTGGCGTGATCATGATCTAATACCCATACTGACTTTTTGTTTTTTCCATACGTAGTAAGTTGGTCTTTGCCACGTTGACATACGGGACACACATAATTATCTGGCACCGGCGGCGCAACTTTTCTGATTTTTGCTATAATTTTATTATGCTTTCTAGCACAACTACGGCATTCATACCTCAGATAGCCCTTACTACCTTCTTTTGCAAAATTTTCTACTGGTAAAATTTGTTTGCAAACAGAGCAGAGTTTTGTATTCATTTCATAAACCCCGCCATCATTAGTTTTTTGTATGCATCCTGTACAACAATAGCCTGATGTTCTGCATCTTCTACTGCTTTGTGTGTAGTTTTAGTTCCGTATTTTGCATCTTTTAATTTAACATTTGCAATTTCAAATAATGTTCTAGTATCACGAACAGTATAGAAAGGCCATGGTATAGGATTAGGATAATCAGTTAATGTTTGTCGCATACCTGTTTCACAAGCCACAACGTCAAATGCAGCACCGTTACTCCATACAGCACGACGATTCCAGCAAAACTTGTATAATTCTACCATACAATCTCTAAAAGAAATGCGACCATGATCACTTAATGCTTCTTCCATTGCTTCGGGACTTTGTTCACTCCACCAGCGCAATGTATCTTCATTGATAATTCTATTGTGTACTTCTGTTTGGTCTTCAATCGTAGGACGTAACTCTAGTTTTTCAACTACTCCAGATCCCTTAGGATCGAATCTAACTGCGCCAATGGTCAGTATAACACAATACGGGCTTGTGTCTAAACTTTCCAAGTCAATCATTATGTCATTTGCCATTACTTGTCCAAATATTATCCATTGATTTTACATCATCTATAATACTCTTGTCAAGATAATTAAGCAACAATGCAGGTCTAGATTTGTTTTGTGGGTTGGGCATGCTACTGTGCAATACCCTGCAATTGTAAAACAATATGCTGCCCTTAGTAATTTTAGGCTGTGTGCAATTTTTTGTGAACCAAGAATTATACATGCCTTGATAGCACAAATTAATATTGAAATCAACTGTCTGACTTCTAGGTACAATGCCAGTAGCACCATTGGTGTCATCTAAATCATACAATGGTGCAATGGCTTGAATACCCAATAATCTCTTATCATAGTTATATTTCTTAAATCTATGCGGAGTATCTACGTGTGGATTAATCCATTTACTATTACTCTCAATGGTTACGATATCACTTGCATACCACTCAGCATCAGTTAGATGCGAATGAACTTCTTTTAATAATATGTTGTTTATCTCTATAACTTCTGGCCAATCCATGACCATTTGACTCCACCAAACTGAAATGTCCGGTAAGTCTTTTATCTGTTCTTTCTCTGCATATTTTTTATTTGCACTAGATGCACGAACTGGATTTAGTAAATGTAATTTACTATTAATACTATCAAGCAATTCTTCGGGTATAATTTTTTCTAATATAATATATCCGTTACCATCTATTAGATGATCCGTGATTATTTTTACCATTATCTATCCTTGCTTGAGAACCTTCCACATATATTGTTTATGTATTTCATCACAAACTAAATGTGCATCCTTCTCATCTTTAAATGCTACCCCATGTATATCATACATGTCACGGCAGTATTGTGAATACTCTTTAAATCGTTTGTCAAAATATGTAGTTTCGTCTATCCAAAGAGTATCATAATCACTACCATGCAATTTTATAACTAAACCCACTTGGCATGTCTTTGTTTTGTTGAAACTCAATTCTAAGAAGTCAATGTTTTTCATTAATCTTCTTACAGATTCATTCCAAAAAACTTTATGAGAATCAGTTGATTTTAAGATGGTAATTGCGTTTGTCATGTTAACTAAAAAATTTATTAAAATTATCTACAACATAATCTTTATTATTTTTTCTAAAGACCCAAATAGGTTCAATGAACACACTATTCTTTTCAGTATCAACTATGTTGTGTGGTCTTGCTTGCATACGCATACCGATCTTACCTAAATAGTGTGCGTTGGGATAAGTCAATATATCATCTACCATATCATCGCACAAATTCAATCGTGTGCCTTTACTGATTCTAGGTTCAATGATATTAATCATCATGTAAGCATCATCAATCAACGTATCATATATTTTTCGATTCAAAGAAAAGAAAAACTTAT